ATGTGCTTTCATCCCCTTAATGCATGGCTGCATGAAGTTGAAAAGAATGGCGTGAAGAAGCGTGCCGTTTTCTTTTCACCGCCTAACGATTTGGCTATGCCTATTCAGTTGCCTTGTGGTAAGTGTCTTGGCTGTCGCATGGACAAAGCCCGCACTTGGGCTATTCGATGTCTTCATGAAAGTCAAATGCATGAGGATAATTGCTTTTTGACCTTGACCTTTTCAGATGATAATCTTCATGACCTTGATAAAAGAGATTTGCAGTTGTTTTTCAAGCGTTTGCGCAAGGCTCTTAATGGCAAGCGAATTTCCTATTATGCCGTCGGTGAATATGGTTCTCTGACTGCTCGGCCGCATTATCATGCCCTTGTGTTCGGTTGGTTTCCTTCTGACGCGTATTATTGGACTGGCAATGGCCCAACCTCTCTTTTTCGTTCTTCCTTTTTGGAGACGTTGTGGCCATTTGGAAATTCGCTTGTCGGCTCTGTCTCTTATGAATCTGCTTGTTATGTCTCTCGTTATTGCGCGAAGGCGCTCGGAAGCGGCGGCTTCGCCTTGATGTCTCGGAATCCTGCTATTGGCAAGGACTGGTATCGGAGATATGGTCCTGAAGTCTCCGCTCATGATGGTTGCCATATTCCGTCGACTGATTGCTTTGTTCGTCCCCCTCGGTATTATGACGGCCTGTCCGACCCCGACGATTTGTTGGAGCGTAAGGCTCGTCGTCTTGCCTATTCGGTCAAGGCTCATGCTCACGATACTGTCTCTCGTCTCCTCGATCGAGAGGAATCTCTCCGACTTCGTTTGGAGCGCAAGGCTCGTATAGGAGAGTTTGACGCATTTGAGTAGTTTTAACCTGTGCGTACGCGCGCGCGTTTCGCGTGTGTGTATGTACAGGTATGTTTATAAGTTGTTCATAACTACCCCCTTGCGTCTTATCAGAATATTTGGTATATTACGCTGTGTTGCCCCATAATCGGCGTTATGTGTTTTAACTATTAATGTAATGGAGACTAGTATGAAAGATAAGTATGCTATTGAACGCAAGCTGCGTGAAGCTCTTTATGCCGCTCGTGATTTGCATAGATTTATACAAGGAAAAGTAGCGCGTTTTTCCGTCGATCTGTTCGATGGTGTTAAGTTGTCTGATTTGAGCGTTCAGGATTTGATTCGGATTTCGGCGTATAAAGATATTTGTAATCTTTTTAAGGATGTTGAAGAGGATTTTAGTATCTATGAATGATAAATGGAAGTCTGTCGTTTTGAGCATTGTAAAGTATGGCATTACTGCTGTTCTTGGTGCTTTTGGTTGGTCTAGTGTAAGCGGTTGTTGTTCCGTTCCTCAGTTCTTCTTTTGAAAGGAGAGTTATGAAAAGACGTAAACTTCGCAAGCGTTCTAATAAGCGGTTTTGGAAGAAAGGCACGAAAGTTCGTGCTAAAAATCTCCGCGCCCTGCCTATGCGCGGTGGTTTTCGTATCTAACTCATAGGCAAAAGGAGTAAGTGAAATGAATGATAGACCTTCGCAGTTCCTTTATCGTGTTTACGATAATGTGATTTGTGATTACGTCGGTATGCCCTTTGTGGCTAACAATGCTGCCCATGCAAAGCGTATGCTTGGTGACGCTCTTGAAAAGAGTGACTATTCGAAGCATGCTTCCGACTATATGCTTTGTGAGTTCGCTCTTCCTTCTGATAGGCTCGATGTTTGCCGCCTTGATGAAATTCTGAAAGGTGAGGTTGTATGACCTTTTTCACACTCTTTAATAAGCCGTCCCCTGTCGGGACGGCTTGCAATACTCCTTCTCTGACTATTCAGTCTGAAAAGGCGCAATGCGATATTAACGCCATTATTGCGCGTTATAAGAAAACAGGCGTTGTCGACCACATTAAGCGTGACCAGCCGCTTTATGCTGATTGTGAACAGGCTATTACAGACCTTGAAAAGGCTCGTATTCTCGTTGAAGATACCGAAGAGGCTTTTTGGATGCTTCCTTCGTCTGTCCGTGATCTGATTGGCGAACCTTCTAATTTGCCTACTTGGGCTTCTGTCAATCGATCTGAAGCCGAGAAGTATGGTTTTATCAAGCCGCAGTCGACGCCGCCGGTTGATTCTGCCACTCCGCCGCCGGTTGATTCGGCGGCTAACGGTTAGCACTATTCCTATACTTGATTATATAGTGCTAACTGACACCATTTGCAACGCACGGCTATTCAAGCCCATTCTTAGCAAAGTTTTATTTCGCTTTTACCATTGAGTAGCCGATTAAATTGCAATGAGTCCCGTATAAAATAGTTCTACAAAACGAAAGGTAAAAATTATGAATCACGTTTTTTCTATGATTCCGAAGTCTTCTATCAAGAGGTCTTTCTTTGACAGGTCTTCGAACCACAAGACTACGCTCAATAGTGGTGTTCTTGTTCCTGTGTTCTGTGATGAAGTTTTGCCCTCTGATACATTCAAGTTTGACATGAGTGCGTTTGCTCGTCTCACTACTCAGGTTGTGCCGACGATGAGCAATGTCTACATGGATTTTCAGTTTTTCTTTGTTCCCTACCGTCTTGTTTGGGAGCATTGGAATAATTTCATGGGTGAACAGGATAACCCTAGCGATAGCACTGATTTTCTCGTCCCGCAGATTACGAAGGAACTTACAACTTCCCTTAATGGCACTATTTGGGATTACTTCGGACTTCCCACAAGTGGTGGTTCGCAAAAGTTTTCTGCTCTTCCTTTTCGTGCTTATAATCTGATTTGGAATGATTGGTATCGTGATGAAAATTTGCAGGCTTCGGTTGAGATTCCGCTTGGCGATACTGATGACGGCACGGCCTATAAACTTCTTCCTCGTGGCAAGAGACATGATTATTTTACTTCTTGTCTTCCTTGGGCTCAGAAGAATACCGATGGTTGGCTTCCTACGCTAGGTATTGGTGGTTCGGCTCCTGTAGTTGGCAATGGAAATCCTGTTAATTTTTATGGAGTGACTGAAGTTGATTCAAATGACTATGTTAAGTCTTTGGGTAATTTCAATCTTGTAGGTTATCAGTCTAGTTCTGCTTCAACTGCTTCTAATAAGATTCCTGTTTCTGTTCAGAACACTACTAAGTCCGTTATGCCCTCGATTGGCGATCGAGGCGTTGATGTTGGCAATTTGTCTGTTTCTGATAGTCTGAATTTTGGTATTGGTCTTGCTTCTTCTGATAGTAATGTTTTCGCGGACCTTTCTAAAGCAGGTGGTATTACTATAAATGACCTTCGAACTGCTTTTCAGATGCAGAGACTGAAGGAGCGTGACGCGCGTGGTGGAACTCGTTATACCGAGATACTTCGCGCTCATTTTGGCGTTGTCTCTCCCGATAGTCGACTTCAGCGTCCTGAGTATCTTGGTGGCGGTGAGATACCGCTCATTGTCTCGTCTGTTCCGCAGACTTCGTCTTCGGACGCTACTACTCCGCAGGGAAACCTTGCCGCCTACTCTGTGTTTAGTGGTCGCAATACTTGCAGGTGGACTAAGTCGTTTGTCGAACACGGCGTTGTTATTGGTCTTTGCTCTGTTCGAGCCGACCTTGAATATCAGCAGGGTCTTAATCGGATGTGGTCGCGTAGGACGCGCTATGACTTCTATTGGCCTGCCCTCGCAAATCTTGGTGAACAGGCCGTGCTTAACAAAGAGATTTATGCCGATTCGACCGACGGCAAGGATGATGAGGTTTTTGGCTATCAAGAGAGGTGGAGCGAGTATCGCTATAAGCCCTCTATGATTACTGGCAAGCTGCGTTCTAATGACCCTCAGTCTCTCGATGTTTGGCATTTGGCTCAAAATTTCATCGAGCGTCCTACCCTCTCGTCTGATTTCATTAAAGACGCTCCGCCTATTAAGCGTGTTTTGGCCGTGCAGGATGAACCCGAGTTCGTTTGCGATTTCCATTTCATTTGTAAATGTGCTCGTCCAATGCCCGTGTATTCAGTCCCTGGTTTGATTGACCATCACTAAATGGCGAGGCCGCCGCCAAATTGGCGGCGGCTGTTTTGTCTGAAAGGAGATTATATGGCTTTTGGAGTGGATGATGCTCTGTTCGCTGCTGTCGCAGGCGGTTCTCAAGGGGCGTCGAATATTGCTGGTGCTTTTCTTGGAGATTATTTTAATCGCAAGGCCGCTTCTAAACAACGGCAGGCTTCTTGGGATATGTTGCTTGCCGAGCAAGCGTTCAATGCGCGGGAAGCGCAGAAGAATCGAGAGTGGCAAGAGAGATTGTCTAATACTGCTCATCAGCGAGAAGTCGCCGACCTTCGAGCGGCTGGTCTAAATCCTGTTTTGTCGGCTACTGGCGGTAATGGTGCGTCTACTGGTAGCGGTGCTATGGCTACTTCTAATATGTCCGCGCCAGACCTTTCTGCCCTTGCTCAAAGCGGTCAGGCTTTTAGTCGTGTTGGAAATGGTGTAGTAGATAAGGCTTTGAGAGCCGCTTCTCTTCGAAGCGATATTAAACTGATGGAAAGTAATGCTTCTAATGCAGAAGCGCAAGCGGCCAATTCTTGGGAGAATGTTCTTTATACTAAGGCAAATACTGCCAAGGTTTTGGCTGAAGCTGGTGTTTTTGAGTCACAACTTGACCGTATCGAGTGGTTGAAACGAAATTCGCCGAATACTTGGTATCTTTGGGGCGATAAAGACCCTTCTGTTTGGCAGTTGTTGCCCGGTTTTTCCCGAGGTTCTGAATTTGGTGCGCAGTCTGTTGGTAATGGTGTAAAGTCTGTTTATGATTTTGTTAAAGACCCTATTGCAAGTGCTGTGAAAAAAGTGTATAATGCTGTCAAAGACTTTGGAGCAAATAATGCTAGTTCCTCTTCTAATCAGTCTATTGGGTATAGTTCTTACGATAAAGCTAGTTCGTCGGATTTTGGAAAAGTTCCTTTGACGACTACTCGTTGGCGTAAGGGGCAGCCGCTACGAAGTGGTAAGTTCGATTATCAAGAAGTTCGGCGTAAGCGGCTTGAAAGTCTTAAGAAGTA